ATCTCCCGCAGGGCTGCCATATTTTTTTCCAGTTCCCCTTGCGCCGGGTGCCGTTTGCGGTATTATGTGTTTATCAGGTTGGCAATGTCGCCGGCCGCAGAAAGGCAGGAAACAATGGACAACTTCAAGAAACCCAAAACATGGGCAGATATTCAAAATGATGGAAGGGTTGCAAAAGCCTACATCGATTCCGATGGTCGATGGGTAGAACTGAAACCCGGCTACAAGTTTTTCGGGGAAACCGGCTGTGTAACAGGAACTACTGCATCATTAATAGATGATTTCTATTTCATAGAAGAAGTCAAAAAGGATTGAGTGAAAAAGTAAACGAAACAAACCGGGGGGATTCCCCCCGGTGAAAGAAAGGCAGGAAACATGAAGGTAAAAAACCAATGGGTTGGCTGTCAAGCCTTGAAACCCCATCCCGACACCCGAAGAAAAAATGAATTGCATTATGATACTGAATACTACTGTCCCAGTTGCGCTCATAAGGGAATGAATAACGGAACAGTTTTTATAGATGATGATCATATGTGGTTTATAGATCCTGATAGAAATATTGAAGAATTTAAGCGAATAGATAATTGTAGAGAATGCAAGTTGAATACTAGAAGCGTTGAATAATCACAGACAAACCGGAAACGGTAAAGTTGGCTGCCCTAGTTGGAGTGACTAGGGCAGCCCAATTGGAAGGGTTGCAACCCTGACCAAAATTTATTTCAAATTGATGTCCGCCAAACCCCTGCCAATGATATAGGCAAGCAATGCTTTGCTTATCGCTTCAGCATGGGCAGGTTCAATTAGCGTAGGAGTCGCCAAGGCAATAACTACAAGAACCACCGTGGCTTGTGCTTTCCTTGATCCTAAGCAATCAGTTAGTAGTTTCATCGCTGTATCCTTTCTTGATAAAACCCTTTTCCGGTTTTATCGGTTTTTTTGTCAAATGACTATACACTGCCAACCCAGATAACACTGCTGAAACGATATACCCGGCAACCGGGGGCAATGTCGGATGAACAACTTCAACAACATCTATTATCTTTTCAGCAGTAGTATCTGAGCCAACCCCACCAATCTCTGTGCCTTGGGCAGCAGAACCGATATCGGAGAGGAACCCAGACAGAGTACCGCAACCACTGAGCAAAAGTATTGCAAGAACAGGTGACGCAAACTTCATTTTTTATCCCTTCTGCAATCTATCATTGCTTCCCTAACCGTGGTTCTTAGATCCGCTACCCGCTCTACCAGTTTTGTAGTAACTAGTACGTTTTTTTCTAATTGTTGATTGATTTTGTTGATTGATTCTTCCATTCCGGCCAAGGTTTTTATTTGTTGGTATTTCTCAACCGTTGAAATTTCATTCTTGGTAGAAAAGTGTGGGAGTATCTCCCGCAATATTAAAATTACTACAATAGCGGGTACCCCTAGTTGGTTAATGTATTCAAGCATTTTTAACTACCCGTGGTGAATGATAGGACACCGGAATTATCAACCTGTAAAAATCTTTTTCCCGTTGTGGGCAATTCGCTTTCATCCGGCCAAGTTAACGTATAACTGCCAGTGTTACCGCTGGGTGCCTGCAAGCCTACATAATGAGTTGCACCCATAAAACGGATGGAAACGGCATTATCAATTTCAACAATACTAGAAAAGTTGCCACCAGCGAAAGTCCCTCCAGTGATTGTGGGTGCAGTAGACAAAACAATATTGCCGCTGCCACTGGTCGTATTTCCCAATACTGTAATTGTTCCAGATTGATCCGGAAGTGTCCATGTCCTAATGGCGGATAATGTTTCTGTAGTTATAGAAGAATCATTAACACCCCGGTTAAATTTATAATCCCCTGAAACCATAATTGAATGGTCGCCACCGCTGCCAAGGCTTTTGAATTCCGTATTTTTTTCTGGTGTCCCTGTGTTTGCAAAACTCCATGCACCCGTAACAGTTATTCCCCCCGTGATGTCGGCATGTTCATTTGCCACATAATTTAGTAATTGATCGTGGTCTATTTCAGAATCGGTAGTGGTAAAGGTGATGGTATCGGTAGAACTATCCCCAGTTACAGTAATTCCAGTAGAACCCGTTAGGTTTAGTGTGTCTGTACTAGAATCGGCTACAACCGTACTTCCTGTAGATGGATCTATTGATGTGAAAGCCAAACCCGCAGCAGTGGAAGACCAAATAACATCCGTACCATCGCTGGATAAAACTTGGCCAGAAGAACCAACCCCCAACCGGGTAAACCCGGATGCATTTCTAACAATGACATCACCCCTTGTAGCGGATGTTATTGATAGATCAGTAATTTCTAAATCAGAATCAACCCATGCACTGCCGCTATATCTTAGATATTCACCCGTTGCAGCAGCAGTTATTGTAACATCAGATAAATCAGGCAACGATGAAACGCCAGCACCCAAAGTCACCCAACTTAAATTACCTGATCCATCATTCTTTAGGTATTGGTTAGACCCCCCCTGATCCGCTGGCATTTTCAAGGAATAAGATGTACCAATTGTAGAAGGGGCACATAGAGTAATAGTATCTGTGCCATCAGACATGATCGGACCCGTTTGGCTATCGAAAAGATAAACGGGTATCCACGATGTATTACCTGAATTTCTAATCATAATGGTATCACTGCCGCTAGTATCCAACCATTGTGAATATGCTTCTATGGTTGCAGGTGCCGTACCTCCGGCAAAACCTTTGGACAGTTTATCAAACGCATCATTTATATCCCCTACACTAGTACTCAACGGGTCACTTGGTGTAACAGGTGTGTAGGCCATCTTTCCCCTTATGAAATTGGTGCAACGGTAATATAAAATTGTTCAACAATTGGCGAATGATTAGAACTGGTAACCTCAAATTCTACTTTTAATTTAATGTATCTGTATGAATTAATCCAAGTTGAAGAAACAAATGCCCCATCTATTACTTGGGTTTCATTCAGAATTGTCCAATCAGAATAATCTGAACCCGTATGGGAAATAGAGTAATAAATTGTTGCGTTATTTGTCCATAAATCAGGATTGATAATCCCACTCCAATGATTATTGGTGCCATCGGAAGAACCCCAATCATACGCACTATTAGCAAATGTTTTATTTGTTGTTTGTTTCCAGTGTAGTACAGCCCCTAATCGGTATTGAGATTGTGAACCCGTATCAATAGGGCTATTAATTTCATAACTGGCATCGGTACCCGCAGAAATCAAAACCAAATTATTATCCGGTGATCCAGAACTAACAAAATTGACTTTTGAACCCGGCCAGAATGATAACCCAACTTGCCTTTGGTTGCTTTGTTGTACACTTGTGGATGTATTCCAATAAGGCAATTGCCCAGTGTAGGAACCAATACCAACTACGCCATATTGCCCACTCTGGGAAATAGCCCTAACGAAAAACTTTTCTGCTATTGTGCTATTTACGGTAGGTGCCCAATTCGTGGTACTTATCGTTGTAGAATTCGTTTGTCCAATATAAATGCTCCCCGTCCATGTGCTACCCCTCCTAACTTCATACATCGCTATTGGAATATTTATGACCGCATCCCAATTGATGATTAAATTGATACCGCTTTTTGTTACCGATACGTTTGTTGGTGTCCCCGGTATCGATGCGTTACCTTGTGGAGTTATTAAAACAGATGAACAATCGCCAACGCTTTTACTTGCCCCACTTGGGGAAACTGCCAAAACTGTAATTTCATAACTTGTATTTTCTGTAAGATTGCTCAAAACCGTACTGGTTTCTGGCCAATCAACCGTTTGCATTAGCGTATATTGAGAATTAACAGGTGTGCTTTGTGGGGTTCCGGATGCCGTTGCCGTGGTGCGTACCCATATTTGGGCTGTGCCTACTGGTACCCCATCCGGGTAATTCCAGCCTACCCGCACTTGTGTTACCGATTGTCCATAACTGGCTACCCCTGATACTTCAACCGCTGTTAAATTAGTTACNCAACCGGGGGCAAGCGATGGGTTTGGCAAATCGCTGTAAGTAATCGTATCTAAATTGCCGATGGCATCATCATGAATAGAACTATCATAAATAACACCACGGATACTTCTGCTTAAATCACTTTGCGTTACTATTTCATTTACGACGATGGGCCGTGCAATAATGTTTTGTACTCCAAAACTATAGATATCAAATTGGCTTGGTGTGGTTGTCCATGTTCCTTCAATGCTCAATGCGTCATCAGGTGTGTAATCCCCTGCCCCACTGGTGATAATCTTTGTTTCTCTGTTATCATCCGGAGTGCGTACCATTATTTCATACGTTAAACCTGTACTTAGCGTAATATCCCTATCAAGTTTTATCGTACTTGATGTAGCATCAACAACCCTTCCTGAGTAACCCCATTGGGGTACATCGTGACTAACTAAAATTAAGTCCCCCGGTTCACAAGCAACCGCATCGATGTCTGCTTCAAATTGTACAACTTGGTTCAATTTTTCCACATTCATTCGGAATCGGGCTTCTCTTAATGCTTGGGATTCTCTGGTAATGCCGATCAAATCAATGGATTTAGTCCGTTGTGGTTGTCCTGCAAGGGTTGCATCGGGATCATCGATGCCCACGATATCAGGTTGGTAATCGTTATCAGCGTTTAGATATTTTATTTCATATCGTGTAGGTCTGTCAGCGGTTGAAATAAATTCTTGCTTCCAAGAGCCTTCTACGATATTACCCATGTTAAAAAGTTGCGTTGGGGTTCTGTCATATTCGTATTTAACTTTTATGGTATCACCAATTAATACTAAAACAGCCCTTGCCGTAGCGCATACTCTCAGAATAGCATTCCAACTAGATAAACCACTAGAACCGAATACCCCATTAAAAGTGCAGCGTTTTTCCGGTACCCCCCCGGCCATCGTCCACCAATTCATTGCACCAATCCCCCCAAGATTTAAAAGAAACTAAAATCAATTTTAGTTGCGTCGATCCAGTTGCCCATTCCATAACGGGTATTAGTTAGAAGATCGTAAACTACCCATGCCGGGTTATTGTAATCAGGGGAGTCTGCCTCAAAACTTGTTCCGGTATATCTCTGGATGGTTCTTCCACGGATTTCCGATACGACCCGTGGCAAACTAGCATTTAATGATTTATCTGCCTGCAAATTCAAACGGAGAGATGCAACACCGGGATAAATCAATTCGTTGTACTGTATTTCAACGATATTATCTAAATTGATCCCTGTTCTTTTATATTGATCTGGTCCCCATGTATTAAATCTTGCTACCTCAATATCGTAATAATCAAACGATGGTAAGGGCACTTCTACTGTGGTTGTAAAAGGTGAAAAACTAAGACTGTAAACCCGTTTCCAATAATCAAGCGCATCCACGTTTGTTTGCCAAGTGTCAGCCCAAGTCGACCATGCCCCCGCACCTGATCCCGAATCAGATGTACGATAACGCCATACAAAGTCTGTCCATTCTGCCCAAGTATCTCCATCATCCTCCAACAAAACTAAGCCATCATAATGCAGCACATTAATATTAACCTGATTTACTTTTGATCCTGTGCTGTAACTTAAACTGGGTCCCCGTGTCCATGTGGCAGGGGATGCACGGATCCCCCCCACCGGGTAACAATTCTTGGTCAATTGTATTGATAGATGTTGTGCCGATGGAATCATGCGAATCTTGTGTGAGGGAACCCAAGCGATATGCCGCCGTGGTTCCTGTTGGTAAATAATTCGCAATGGGGTTTCCGTTAATTGTGACATCGCTGAATTGGTCAATCGGACCCTCAGAAACCGCAATGGTTGCATCTAGGACATTCCCATAATTATTACCGCTTTGGTAAGGGTTGTTCCCGGTGAGGTTGGTTTCAATATAATTTCCACCTACTTTGTGTGTACCATAAACTACAGGAATGGGAATTCCTACTTCTGTCCTGTTTTGGATACCGCTAAAATTATATGTGGGTTCTACTTCTTCAAAAGTGTCATCGACATCAAAAACACCCATCAATTGAGCAGCAACATAATTAATTCCAAGACTAACTATGGCAGTGGTGAATGCTTCCAATAAAAATGCTGTGCTTATGAAATCCTCGGGAAGTTTAACAAAAATTAAATGATCTTCTGGTATGGGTGCTAGGTCTTGCCAATCTTTATAGGCGTATGATTTTCCCCCAATTATTACAGCCCATCCTGTATCAGATTCTTCCGGGGAAATATCAAAGACTGTCCACCCATGTTCTATATCAAGCGTATATTTATCCTTTACTTGGGGTGGATATAGGCTTTCCAAGACAGAAATATCAATTTTCATTGTAGATGTTTCCTGAATTATTGGGGTTACCCAAGTATCTTAACCGGAAAATGGAAAAAGGTTTCAAATGTTCCCACCTTGCAAGGGATACCCCATGTTTCCGGGTGCAATGTATTAAAAAATCTTCCTTTACATACACTGCCAAGTGCCTTGCAAAATATCTACCATCGGAAGCAAGATCATCGCTGGTTCCTCTTATTAAAACTAAATCACCCAATAAAAAGGGCTGGCTATCTTCTAATATTTTCCATTGGTCCACATTGCTTCTTAGATATGACCATCCGGATGATCCGAAATTATATAAAATGCTTGTGGGGATGTCCAAATCCCAAACTTAGACGATAAAATATTTCCTGTGCTAATGTGTAACAATCATAGGAATCAGGACCGATTGAGCCATCTACATAGGGCTTGCCAATTAAATCATCGATATTTAGGTAACCCGTATACATTAGTGCCTTCTCCGGGGAATTGATGGGAAACCTCCAAACCGTGATGGATGAATTGCAGTATTACCCGCCGAAGTGTATAAACTGCCGTGGTATGCACAGCCATTGTCTGTATTTAATCCTTTATCACAAGTACTAGAATCTTGGGATGCGCTGGATGCAGTCCATCCGCATTCTGTGCTTTTAAATGCAAATCGGCATCGGGATCTTTGGAAAGTATTGTGTGGGAAGGGCACATCAAAAAAGGGATGCTGAGATAGTCGAAAACTTGCCGAATCTTCCGTAATGCTACTAGATCGTATAGTAAAAGTGACTAGTAAGGGCTGCTATTTGAATTTCTTAAATCGGAAGTGTAGAACCCAACGCATAATTACAGGACAGTCAAGCAAACCATTCCTATTCTCCATGTATGATGATATTTCCCTTGATACATTACCCACAACTAAATTCACTATAGGCAAATCACCGGAATTTGATTCCTCCATAACTTCAAACCCTATCGGGAAGGGGCTGTAATCATTTCCGGCAAAAGTTATGGATGCTTCATTGTTAACCAAAAACAGTTTTTCTAATGTTGTTACTTGGATTTCAAAAAGGATCATCCATGCTGCGCTACCACTTATCAGGTTCTTAGCAGTTTTTAATGAATTTGTTAGATCTCTTGGCATCTAAATTACTTCCATTACTGTTGCAGTGGTTTTTTTCACATTGTTACCCAACGCAATTACTCGGACTTGGGAAATTAATGCCGCTTTTAGGGTAGTATCATCGGATAGAACCATCGTAAAAGCCTGCTCCCCTGCTCTTCTGGAATTGAAAAATGTAATTAATGTGTCGGTGTCTGCGTTATTCAATGTCCATTGCAAATCTAATACTTTCCTTGTGCCCGTTCCCATTGAGCGAGTACCAGTGTAAGCAATTTCAAACCGGGTTAATTTACGTCGGACTGCCTCATTTGCTGCTTCTGGGAAATCTGGTGCAAATGGTAATGATCCTTGCCCAGAGCCTTCCGTATTTAAACCAACATTAATTGTTCCCGCAGTGCTATTTGTCGGTGAATGCATCGCAGTTGCCAACCTACCTGCTGCCAACCAAGTTGCTGTTTTTAGAATACATCTATCATATGACAAACTAAGTTGATCGGATGTAGCAAACCGTAATGCAATTGCTAAATATCTACCTTGTTGGTTTTCTATTTCATGTTGTATTGGAAAGCCATTAACGATAGCCGCAGATGCCGTCTTCCATTCTCCGCTAAATAACCCGGTTGCACTTCCGCTTGGTAGGCTTTCGGTTGCTGCCGTTCGATATTGCAATATGCCCCCGCCAGATAATTCTAAATCAAAAAATGAAATTGCTTGCCAATATTGATTACTATAACCACTATCAACAAAAGTTTGGATTTCTGTTCCTGTAGGGTAATAAGCCTTATTGGTATAAATCGTTGGTTTTGTAATATACTCTGTGGTGCCTGTGCTTGCTGCTGTTGCGGTATCGCTTCCTTGTGATCTCCACCAAAAAAAGTACGTATTCGTTTCGTTTGTGGCATTGGTCCTGCCTAATTGCATTGATCCACCCGCAGAAGGAAAGACAGAAGTTAAACCCGTAATTGATTGATTATAACTGGTGCCATTATAATAAATTCTTAAATCCGCAGTGCCATTATTACCGGGTTGATTTCTCACGAACCGATAATAAAACGGTATTGGCTCAGAACCCGGACCCGTTTGAGTAATAGGGATATTGATATTACTGAAACTGTAAGTATTTCCACCCTCCAACCATTGAAAATAACAAGATGCAGAGTCCCTAAATAATCGCAAAACCCCCCTTGGATTAACTGCGTTATCATGGTTTCCAAAGTGACGATATGTGCCCGCCGGGAAAGGCTCAATGCACATCGCTATTGCTTCTTCCCAATAATGCCCATTACCAATTAAAAAGTTAGACCCGGTTGAATCGGATAAATATGAATCGCCAATTAGGGCACCACTGGTTGTGATCGTGGCAGGTAAAAAGGTATTCCCATTGGTTACAGTGTTTAGATTATTTGTAGAAGTTAAAGATTGTTCATTGGCGAATAAATTTGTTACCGTAGTGGATCCGGAAACTGTAGGCAATGTGGATGAAGGGGTTTCCACTTTTGCGCCGATGGCGGATTGGGATAAAATGCCCCCATCATATGCTATGGGATTTTCACTGCCACTATCAATGACATAAGATGAGGCAGCCTGCCATAATAAATATTCCCAAGGCATTATTGAAAGCCTCTTCTTGTTGCCCTTGCATTCCGGAATGCACTAACAATTGCCCTTTGTCCTGAATCGCTCAAAAGTAATCGCTGTATGGATGCCCCATCTAATGCTTGAATATTGATATTAAATGTATCATTGCTAGATGTAGACTTCATATCAACGGGAATAGATTTACCATCAGGTAATGGTACAACCGCTTCATTTTGTCCTGCTTCCCCTATTAGCCCCAGTGTTGGTTTGGTAACAATTCCACCCGATGCAAATTGTTCAAATGGAGTAAATCCACCCTGCCAAACAGCACCCTTTGCGGCAGTTTCTCCACCTACAGTAACATTTCCCCCAGCAAGTGGACCAAATCCAAACCCGGCTAAAAATTGTAGAACCAAACGATCTGCCAGAAATTGATTAAGCGCAGACAGCATCGATTGCAGCATGTTTTTCCATAAATCACTACTTCTTGCAGTACCCGCAGCAACACTATCAAAAAATCTCGCTAGTGAACCTTGCTGAATCCTAATAAAGGTATTTCCTAAATCCTCCACAGACATCGCCCAGTCATCCATTTTGTTTTCTATAGTTTTATCCTTGAATAAAGCAGCAAACATATTTGCAAGATCACCCCAAGCGTTTTTAATTTCGTTTACTCTGGCTTGCCCATATAAATCTGTAAGACCCTTGCCATAAGTCTTCAAGGTATCCCATATATTAATTGCCTTTTCTTTTAATACTTCCCCTGCTAAATCCAATGATGATGTATCGGGTTCTGGCACCTTTAACACAAGAGTATTAAAGGCAAGGGTGGCATCAAACCCCTGTTTTACTGCATTCGTATATGCCTCTACACTTCTAACCATCTCATTCCATAAGGGGTCAGAAGTATCCGTAAGCAATATCGTTTCTTTTTTAAGTTCCCGGAGTTCCTTTTTTAGTTCCCCTATTTCTTCAATTTGTTTTTTCGCAATTGATCCCTTTTTAAACAATTCAACGGATTCTACATATTCCCTAAGAGACCGATTGAACCCAGAAAACCCGGTTCTTAAATCACTTAGTAGTAAATTACTAGCAGATTTTATTGCATCAACATGTTCCGAATCTTCCGCAAGTGCCCACCCGAATTCTTTAACTGAGGTTGTAAGGGATCCCCAATTGGCGGACAAATTGCCAATCCCCTGTTCGCTAACTTTCAGGAAATCCATCCAACTTTGTTTTGCATCAGTAGCAGAACCTAATAAGTCTTTTTGGAATTGGTATAATTTTGTATAAGCATCTTCAAGGAAATCAAGTCGCCCTAAATCTTCTGGCGGTTCTGCATCGCTGAACATGTTAGCGATTTCAAAACCCAACCTTGTAACACCTGCAATAGTTTCTTTAATAGCAAAAAGCAGCAAATTTATAGGCTCCAGCAATAGCGCAAATATCGAGTCACCTACTGCTTTACCGCTATCGTGCAACCATTTTAAGAATTTTCCACCTGCTTTGACAAGATCCCCAATTGCGGCATTGATAAAATACCCCAGACGTTTCCATATTTTAGTGATCCCTGCTGTTTTGCTAATAATTAAATCAAACCAATTATATAGAACCCTCACCCCATTAATTGCGGTATTTAGGGGTATCATCAACAAAGTAAATGCAAACTTCAAGAATTTAACAACCGGGTCTAGTTGTTTCCCTAATTTTATGATCTCTAATCCGAAAATTTCTGCCCTTATTGATGCTTCCCGTAATTGATTGCCAGTGATGTTCACTTCTTTATTTAATTCGGCCATAAATGGTGCTGCGAATCGTGCCGATATTATTTTTATAAATTCCCGTAAAATATTTATCGTGCTTTGTGTTGTGCTGTTCAAAAGATCAAAGGAAGCATCTAATTCTTTTGTAGCATTATTAAAACTATCAAGAGCCGTGGCAAATCTTAAACCCCCTTGCCCACTTAATGCCGCTACCGCTGTGAATGCTCGCACATTCCCAGTAACCAAAGCCATATTAACACCAAGTTTTGTGGCTTCCTTGCTGATAGCCGTCCAAACATCACCTAATGTTCTGCCTTGGTCGAATAAATTTTCTAATGTTATATCTAAGCGATCCATGATGTTTTGTAGATCCGATGTGGGTTTCTGCAAAACAATTAAAGACTGCCGCAAGGATACTGCTGCTTCTTCTGTGTTGGATGAAGATTTAGTAATATCACCAAAAGCCGCAGCCAATTGATCTAGGGGCACATTGAGTGCCGCCGCTACGCTAGTAACCTTAGCAAAATTATTGGCAACTTCTAGTAGCGTGGTTTGTCCGATTACCTGAGTTGCAAACAATTTTTCTGATACGCTACGTGCCTCGTCAGCAGATAAAGAATAAGCACTTAATACCTTGGTTAGGGCAAATGTTGATTGGGCAAGACTGGCAGAACCAGCAACGGCAAGCCTATTGGCTTCCCCGAGCGTTTTTATCGCAGTGGCAGCGGGTACCCCTGCGGAAATCATGTTGAATAGTGCTTCTGTTAAATCATCTAAGGGGGTACCCGTAGCAACCGCTATTTTTTCAAGTTCAAACCGGAATTCCTCCAGCATTGATCTGGCTTCGGCACCCAAAGTGCCAACTTTGGCTAAATCCTCTTCAAATTTTGCACCAAAACGAATGGAACCTAAAATAGCAGCAGGGCCAGCAAAAGCGGCTAATTGGGCAGCAAGTGCCTTTAACCGAGCGGTTACCGCTGTTACAGCAGCAATCCCCGCTGCTTTAAGTCTTTTGAGGGATGCGATAACAGAATTAAAGGGCCTTGCAGTAAGATTTTTTGCCCCAAGAACAATTTCAAGAACCGCTTTTTTGTTTACTGGCATTTTTTTTCAGTTCCTCTTGCTCTATGTTTGAGATTTCATTCACAATCAAATCAAAAGCCTGTATGAAACTCCTAGATTGATCTAATGAACCCCCCACAATTGGCCAAATTTTGAAGTTCTTTGCCCTTGCAGCAGTGCGTACAATTTCGAAATGGGTTTCTTTTACAAACTTCCTTGGGCAGTGGTAAACATTGTGTATGTTGCTCCCGTGGCAAATACTGCAATTGGTGTCTTCCCCACCACAAGTAAAACAAGGTATGGAATCCTGCTTGTATTCTGTATCCTCTACGCAACCCCAAGCCTTTTTAAATGCTAACGATCTTTCATCCTCTAAATTGCAAATGCTGCAGGTATGCTGATATCTATCAAACATTATCCGTACAGCAAAAATTAGTTTTTTGCGTCTTCTGTATCCAACCCTGCCATTTTTAAGCATTGGGTTAAGAGTTCTCCTGCAATTTCCATTGGGAGCAAATCAATATTTTTAGTTTTAAATCCTAATGATTCACCCGTGCTTAATTTAAGATTGCTCCAATCTTTAATTGCAACTTTCAGAACATCATAAACTACTTCTGGTTCATCATTTGCTTTTTGTATTTTCGTAGCGACTTTAGCAAACTCTCTACCCGTCATAGGCTTAATAAAAAAAACAGTCTGTGCCTTTTTTTCTTTCTTTCTGTCCGTTTCAAGAATGTATTCAATGCTTTCTTCCGGATCTATCAAAACAGCCATTATGCAACCCTTCCAAGGTTTAAANANCAAACCATCAAGATGCTAAGTTCATCATTCCCTAGATCTTCATTAAAGGATAAATCGATGTTATTGGTCGTCAGTCCTGATCTTTCACCACCCGCAATTCCTGACATCTGCGTATTTCTACCTGAAATTAAGAAAGTAGTACCTGTACCAGATCCCATGGTTAAATACAAAAATACCTTCATTGTTATCATAGACTTTATTAAAAAAGTCATAGGCACTAGTAAGTACCATTTCAGGATCAATGGAGCCGGTAACAGCCCGATTAACAATTTTTGTAGAAATAATACCCGCAGATTTATTTACATCGGAGCGATATTGAAGATCATTGCCAGAATTTATTTCCAGATTATTAATTACTGCTGCATAATTATCAATTTTGAAAATGTTAGTCCCCATGAAAGTCTTAGGTACCTGAGTAGGATAAGTTGGGGATAGCATCGGCACGTCATCAGTAGTGGTAAGTGCGCCTGTAAGTTCAACGTCTATCATCATCGGTTCACCCACTGCCGCTTTTAAAGTAAAATTTCCCCGACATCCTGATATATCATGGGCAATCCCATCATTGTAAAATCTAGCACTAAAACTTGGACCAAAATCACCTACGCTGCTGTCGGTAAATTCGCTGGTTGGAATATAGCCTTTACCCGCATCTGATTCAGCCCCACTTACAGCAATGGTTGCTATTCCAGTAGTGCTTAAACCATTTAGGGTATAGGATCCTGCAGAAATAGTCCCTGTTTTCCCATAGATATATACCGTGGTATCACCAGTTCGATGGCACTTTGCCAATTTAAAACTATTGGTTAAACCTGCTGAATCTGAGAAGGTGTCGCCAGTAAAAATTGGACCATTAGTTATTCCTGTTACGGTAACTTTTTTAACATCGAATTCTTGATACCCACACATTTTCATTGCAGATGCAAAAGGTGGTGCAGTGGCAATAGCACCTGATCCAACTAATTCCGTTGTAAAATTTAGTGCTGCTTGCCGTATTCCTGCAATTGTTGCAACACTGCCGATGCTTGTCCGAAAGGGTCTGCGCTCAAATTGTGCAATGTCTGGTGAAAAACTCGCTTCAAAAACATTAAAGCCTTGGTCCGCAACTTCGGGTGTTACAAAAGTCCCTTCCACAGCCTCTTCTTTTAAACCAATTTGCACCTTACGATTTAGAAGTGCCATATTACCTCAATTCCTCTAATTGTATTTGTATTTGGTAGGCACTTCCGCTAGTACCAACCCAATTAATTTTATCATCCAAGAACCTAACCTTAATGGCGGTACTTGAATTTGGGGCAGTCCAAAGAAAAGCACCGCTTGCTTTTGTTGCATCAAACAAATCTAAGATTTCATTTCTTTCCTTTAATCCTGCATTATTCCATGTTAATCTGTATTGTTTTAAAAACGGGTAGTGTGCTTGGTATACATTTCTTCTTTGCACCATCCCAGCACCCACTGTATTTAAGGTTCTGCTGATGTGTGCTTCTTCTACAACTTCCGGAATTGTAGTTAATGTCTCCATTATCGTACCGTTTCCGGATTAAACGCATCATGGGCATACGTTACTTGGTACTGGATCGATGCGCCGACAAATGGCATCCCTTCCGACATTCTGAATGGTTCAATGCTTCTAATTTCGGAATCTTTTGCATTTCCATCTCTGCTCAAATCGGCATTTAATGCTTTTTCAATATCTGTAACCAGACTATCAATTAGGGTCCATGTATAGCCTGTAACACTGTCTGTATCATGCACTGCCCAAACATCGATCCCCACTAGCAACGAGCATGTATATTGGTTACTTGGTCCCAAAGACTTATCCTCATTGTCAAATTGAACCACAATGGTTGGCACAGTTGCAACGGTTAACCCAGTCTGCATGAATCGCTGAATTCCCCCTGTGATATTATTTGTGTATCCATTGGCGATTGAGATGTTCCCCAATGCCGTAGCAACATTTGCTAAAATGCTTTCTCTTACCGATGGCATTATTTCAACCTCTTAGCCCATGTTTTTTTTAATTCTGCATCTATCATTTGTTCAAATCTATCCAAGGTTTTTGGGTTCAATCTTTCCCAAGTGCTGAAAAATTTAAGTCTACCCCGTTTCATCGTGATAGATCGCACTAACCTAAATATTGGAACCCACGGCCTTCTATCTTTCGATCCTTTTTTCCTATTGGAAGAATCCTTAAGGGCTTTTTTTGTCATCTTCTTACGGGTTAAAATTACCTTACTTCTGCCTTTATCAATTAATTTAAACTGCCACGATTTATTACTTAATGCCCTTTCTACGGTTTTCCATCTGGGCTTAACTCTACCATTTGCCTTGGTGTTGCTTGCTCGATGGAGTGCATCATCCCCCGTAATTGGGATTGACATAAACTCAGATTTTTTGGGGCTAACCGTCCCCCCAANTTACTNAACCGTNAGCCGCAAAAGATGATGTCCCCAGATCCCCCCCCACCTTAGTTTTTTCTTTAACCATCGATTCTTTTTTGGGTTTCATAGCCCATATAAATGAAGTGCCAATGTTTCTTCCTGTTCTTTTATTATTGGGTGCCTTTGATCCTTTGCCTTTTATGTCTACGGGAACCACCCGTAACCAATCTTTCCTAAAACCTGCAATTCCTCTTCTGATCCCTTTGTATGCCCCCCTATTGGCTGCCAATGGCGATTCCCTTAGCAACCGTTGCAATTTCGGCAAATTAGGAATATCAAAAGTTAATCCCGCTCCCCGTGTAACCATTATTCAGTGCCTACCAATCTCCAAACCCCCGCATCGCCAGATATCATCCGTGTTATTCTCACCCTTTTATATCCTTCCCCACCCTTAACAATGATATCTGCTAGGTCTTGCCCAATATCAATACTGGTTACACCCGCTGTGGAATTATTGGGAATTTGTATTTCCACAGTTTTTATTAAAGCATCTTGCTGTACCCCCATCGGGGATCTAAAAACTACCGCAGAAATAACCACCTTATTATTTAAATCTCCACTTGGGTAATAGTTGATATTTTCCCTTGGTGTAAAGTCAAAGAAATTGATGATGCCCATTATTTAACACCTAACAATTTCCATAAACCGGGATCATCTTCTAATAATTCCACAATTCGCACCCTTGATGCCGCATCGCCTTCCACAATAACAACATCGGCAAGATCTAAACCAATATTTAACGTAGGTATACCCTTGGTGCCATCAGTGCATACCCAAAATTCTACACTTGTTGTTAAATTTTCAGTTGCCCCATAACCTTCTAAATCAACTTCATTTCTATCAATAATTGCATTAATTGTTTTTGCATCGCCAATAACCCCACTTGGATAATATGTTATTTCTTCTCCCAATAAGGGCATGGAAATTATTTCAATGCCGTCATTTTTAAGAATTTGATTTTCTACAGTAATTGTAATAGTGGCAGTCAAGGAAGCAGAGGAATTGAATACCCCTGTTACAGCCTGTGTTTCAGATACTTCCGCTGTTACACCGGAACCAACTTCAACATCGACTATCAGAGATCTAACTAAATTTAATGTACCACCAACATCTGCACTTGCTGTGGTGGATCCAATAATGTAATCAAAATTCTCCAGCAATGCAGAAATTGATGAATTGCCGTTAATCGATGCACTAATGTTTTTAATTAGTCGCACTGTTACATCTAGCGCACCCGATGTAACGGTATCTGCTGTAACTGTGTGTACTTCATTAATCGCTGCTGATAATGCACTGTTTGCACTGATTGCCGCAGAAAGAACCCTAATTTGTGTTATGGTCGGTGTGATATTTGAAGCAAGGTTAATATTTGCGGTTAAATGTTTAACACCGCTCATGGAACATGTTAGGGCTGCACTTGTACCAATATTCGCAGACAGTTTACGAATAACGCCAATTTGGGATGCTACTACTCCTGATGTTGATATTGGTGCTGTTATTTCATCTGATTTAGTAATTAGGGCAGAAGTTGAACCGCTACCAGATATAGCGGATACAATTTTAACAACTCTGCTTATTGTTGCCGTCGTTACTGCTGCGGAATTCAGGGCAGCAGATAAAAACTTTATCTTGGTTAAAGACGCACTTGTATTACTGGCACCCGTGGTATTCCCTGACAGATGCTTTATCTGTGTTAATGTGGCAGATATATTTACAGAAGATGCTGCCGATGCTGTTATACCGTGTATTTCATTGATACTGCATGAAACCTGAGCGGATGATGTCACACTTGCGGTAATTAATTTAAGGTTTTGTGTTTCTATTTCTGTTGCAATCGTGGTGCTTCCGGATACAGATGCCACAAGGAATCTCACCCTTGTTATAGTACCTGTTGATAAGGCAGAATTGATTACGGCAGCCTCTATGCCAAATATCCGATTTATTGATGTTGATACCGCTGCTGTTGAATTGATATTAGCAGATAATAATTTTACATTAATCAGTGTTGCAGATACATTTGCTGCCCCTATTGTTGCAGTCGATAACCCTTTTGTCTCATTTAGTAATACTACTGTATCNGANGNNCCCGTAATGGCACCCGCTAAAAACTTAACTCTTGTTAAGGTTCCTGCAACGGATGCACTTCCAACGGTTGCNCCAATAGCGGATACANCTTCATTTATCGTAGCCGATCCCGCAGAAGATCCCGTAATGGCACCCGCTAAAAACTTAACTCTTGTTAAGGTTNCTGCAACGGATGCACTTCCAACGGTTGCGCCAATAGCGGATACAACTTCATTTATCGTAGCCGATCCCGCAGAAGATCCCGTAATGGCACCCGCTAAAAACTTAACTCTTGCTAAGGTTGCTGCAACAACGCCAGAACCCACAGGATTAGCAGATATCGAGGTTACCCGGTTTAGGGTAGTGGAAACTGTAGATGCCCCCGTAATGGCACCCGCTAAAAACTTTATTCTTGTTAAGGTTCCTGCAACAACGCCAGAACCGGTCGTACCTACAGCAAGATCATATATTTTAGTAATACTTGATACTGTAGATGATGATCCAGATATTGCCGCTGATAAGAGTTTAACTTTTTCTATCGTAGCAGTTAAAGTTGCAGAATTAATTACTTGCGCTGATAAGCCACGAATACGATTCAAAGAGGAAATCAATGCCCCACTTGCCGTGGTAGCCGCTGTAATTTCTTTTACTTTATTGATTGTTGCAGCATTAGTGCATGAACCCGTAACATTAGCGGTTATTTCTTTGAAACCCTCTGCCGCCCTTATTACCAACGCAGATTCCCGTGATTCTTTTCCGCCTTGGTTATCTGATATGCTGATATTAGTTACCGCTGTTGTGATGTCTAAGTCATATGATAAACATCCTGCGCCCTTACCCCCGCTGGATTGTTCTGCTATCAGGAATCCGCTTGGGGCTGGACTTGAAAAGGTTGCAGATCTTTCAACGGACCAAAATGCAGTATAAGAAAACTCAGCCCATCCGGTTCCCGGTGTCGGTTCCGTAATCGCTCTTGATGTGTTTGGTCCCGTATCTACACCGGCAACGATATAATCTGAAACAGTTGTTGAATAATGAACCCCTCTTAGGACAACCAAGCAATAGTGCATTCCCCCTGAATCCGTTGACCAATTCGACCCTAAATGTACTTGCGTATCGGTTGTACCTGTCCAAAAGCGACTAAAAACGCTTAGGAATGCGGGCTGCCCTTGACCGGATGAAGTGCTGTGGAAAGTAAAGGTATTGCTGGAAGATGCGGAACCGTTCGCCTGCGACGGACCCGTTGATACCGAGTTAGGTATACTATTTGTTTTATCTCCACCGTGGCAAGAAACGATGACCAAATCATCTGCTTGGATCCCTGTTAGAACTGGAGATGTTGTATTGTTCGATCCAGTACCAGAAGAAGATGCAACTAATGTGATCGCCATTAGTCTACCGTGTAATCTACTTTAATCAGTAACTTATCTACGTCTTCATAATCAACCGGGTAAATCCGGACAGCATCCCCTGCCGATACGCTACCTTCCGTAGCGTCTACCGATGTTGTTGTTGCCCAATCAGATGGAGAGGTTCCCGTACCATTGCCAAAAGATGGCGTAGATGCTGGATTATATTTTCCTTTTGCCGCCGCTGATAATGTTAGATCTGCTGTCAGTACGTTTGTATCATAATCGGTTCCTCTTGGGTCTGACGTTTTGTACGGATGCCCCGTCGGAAGACCGCTTGTCATGCTATACTTGTGTGCCAAGTATCCCTCGATTTCTTCACGTTCGTCTGATCCCATCGTTGCTACGCTGTCTGAGTAAACTAAGATTTCCTGAATCCGCTGACTTCCGCCCCCTTGTTCTCCACTTCGATGTAATGCGTTATTGATATAACTGAATTTGAATTCAGCATCACAGGTAGCATCATTCGTGAGTGTTTGCGTACCGTTAACATATTCATCGAGATTGCCGCTGGATCGCCGGGACAGGCAACGAAACTCACCTGACGCTGGAACATTGCTAGTGCTCACGAACTGGTTTTGATCGTTGTCACAAATAATTCTTCGGTTGTTCTCAATTCCATAATAAGAAACAGGGCTTGTCCCTATAGAGTCGGTCCCTCCCAGAATGAATGCTTCATCATCGCTGTTTGCGGTAATAAGACCAAGCACTACAAATATCGTAAACTCCTCAGTTGCTCCAAAATCAAATGGGGTTGCTGGTAGATCAAGGTGGTCGCCCGGAGTGCCGCTGCCAAATTGAACAAAGTTTGAACTAGACCATAACGGTTGATGTGATGAGGTTCCTTGCGTAGCCTCTTCCGATGGCTTTATGGAGTTAAGCCAACTACTTACTGCCCCCCCGTTTGAAGGGCTTCCCAAGGTTATAGGCTTATCCGCTTGAAGAGCAAATGTCAGGTTGTTTCCAAAGATCCCGTTTAGTTTGTCTCCCTTTACAATATTTAGCGTTAAATCTCCTGTGCTTCTTTCGCTCATACATGAAAGAGCAGTAATGGTATGATCATCTGAGACGCTGTAACTGCAACCAGCCGGTAAACCATCGCTCCCATGAAGGTAAACGGATGTATCTATTTCCATTAGGATGGATGGCATGGCCCCCCTGCATAAAACCCCCCCCCCTATCAATGCGGATAGGGGGGGGGGGATTTTAATTAAGAGTAATGGTCAAATTTCCGCTGGAAATTTTTGCTTGATCCCCATCAGAAACAACTACATCGGTGATGTCCGTATGAAAAAGAACTGTACCCGCTGTAGTGTTGCCTGCTGTAGCATTGGTTAAAATTGCAATGTGGGAAACCGTCCCATAATTTGCAGTAGCCGTAGCCCATGTAATATCTGCATTGCTGGTAATTGTTCTACCGTCACCTGATGCAACAGTAAATTTATCTGCTAGTGCAATTCTTGCATAGGCTGTACCCGTGGTTGTCACTTCATTTTGATGGAGTTCCACTGGCACCCGGATCCACCGTGAACAATCCGATGTATAGACTACCCGCAGCAGAAATTGCCGTACCTTCTACTAGATAATCTAAAACCGCATTTGCGCCCGTGGTTGTAAAATCAGTCATTTTTTACCCCTTATCAAGTACAGGTGGTTTCTACTGCTTGTTGCCAGTATGCAAAACCGACATTTCTGGAAACTCGCACCCCGTATTGATGCATATCTTGTGTAAATTCAAGATCTGAACCTTCCGCAAGTGCGGAAATTTGGGGTGCCGTTTCTTCTTGGAGAATAAACGGTTTCACCGCTGCATCGGTTCTAAAGGTGTAAAACTTAGTTGCATCCGTTAATCTTGGGTTTACAACAAAACTGCAATTGTAACCTGCAAGGTTTACCAGTGTATTTGTCCTACTGGCACCACCATCAACAATCACTGCATCGTTTAGTGCCGATGATGCCACACTGAATAGCGTTGGGGGCACCATCACTGAAAAATTGCGAGCCTCGGTATTCATCGGTTCCCCGGTGTTATCCTTGAAACCCAGCATCGTTTCGATTGCCTTGATGATGCCGCTTTCCATCTCTGCCGCATCCGGTGTGGTACCACTGGCACACACCAAATCAATTGCGTTATCTTGGGTTCCTGAATCACCCTCAATGTGGCTTGCTCCGAAAAATGCAGTACCATCGTAGCAATTACCGTTTGCTACAATCAGATCAGTTACCAATTTTGCCCAATGTTCCGATGCACGATTCACTAATTCCGAAACTCTTAAATCAATCTGAGCCGTCTTATCTCTACGTAATTCATCAACAAGAACCGTTAAAGTGCTTTCAAAGGTTTTATTTTCCACTGTGATTGAATTAGTTGTAAAGCCAACTGCATTTCGACCGCCAACCCATTCTCTAAGTGGACTAGTCATCCCAAGCCATGCGTATTGCTCGCTCGCCTGATCTGATTTTACCAGATTGCCCACAGCGGTTGTCCATGCGGGAGGGGCTTGTTCTTCCAACCGCATTGCAAGTCTGCCCATGATTGCCCGTGAAGATAGGAGCGATGCTCCACCAGTATTTGCCATTTTTTTATCCTGTTCTATTAGCGACTAGCCAAGGCATCGGATTGAAAGAAAACCATACAAGTTGTACCGGAAACATGCCGATGCACTTTACCGATAGGCAGATTGTCCGTAGATGTCAAAGTTAATGTATTATCATCGGCATCTGCGTACACTGCCACACCGACATCCGTAACACCTGTAGCACCCGTGACAACCATTTTAATAACACCTTGGCTCACAAGACGTACATTCACATCGCCATCGCTGCCTGAACTATTATCCACACCACGATGGGCAATCCCTAAAAATCCAGTGGTCCCGGTTCCGTTGTATGGGGCCGCATAACCTGCTCCCCCTTCATCCTCTACTATAGAACCTTCAAAAATTGTTGTTGCTCCCTTTACAGGGATGTCATTCGTGATAGGTTCTACGCCACTTTCGTAGGTTCTGGCGGTATCTTTGGCTAGTGCTGCCATTATTGCATCCCCTTCTCTTTAATGGATCCCTTGTCAATTGCTTTTTGATATGCGATATACACATCGACATCGCCAAATTCATTCTTTAATTCTTCTGTTTTGTTAAACTTAAATGCCAATTCTTCTTCTATTGTGGAAAATTGCGCCGCTTCTTCTTCTTCTACACCTGCTGATGCAGGAGCAGCATCCACAATTTCGGAAAGTCTGGATCCCATCCTTTCCTTAATATCAGAAAGCATTGCCGTTTGTGCCTCTTCCAGTGAGGTTCCCAACTCTACCAAATTTTTTGCTAGTTGCTCTTGTCCAGAACATGCAGCATTCAAAATGGCTGTAACCCGCAATCTTTCTTGCTTTACTGCAAATTCTGCCGATTCTTCATCTTCCTTTTCGTTTACTTCATTAAGGATCTGTTCTTCTGGTTCCTTAATGATTTGATCTTCTTGCATCAGATCCTCTTTTCCAATTTCATCGATGCTACTAAATTGATACACCACTAGCATTAACCGTGGTATTCCCATTTTCTGACAACATTACCGCTTCCGTGGCTTCATCTGCTCCGATTGCCGTAAAAGTCACTTCCCGTAATGCCGATTTTCTAAATATGTGTCCCGGACCCTGTAATTCGTGGCCATTCACAAATGCAGTTTCCCCACTGGGCACTTTTTCAATAGCGGATGGGGGCACCATTACGCTTGCCTGAAACGGAAAGCCAGCCCTTGCCAAAGCCAAGGTTTCTTTTCCTACATCGTTGGTTTCTGTAAAAAACCCTTCTGCCACCAAGCCTTCTTCTGTAATTTCTATTTTATCTGTGTAACCTACTACTTGTTCTGGGTTGTGGATCTCGCAAGGCAGCCTTTTTTTGCCTGCCCAATAAAATTCCGTCCAAGTCTATTGCAAAATTTTGCCAGAAATAATGGTTCTGGATAATGGATCCGGAGTTGGCTACCATCCTGAATCGTGGTCTTGATTCCTCATCTGTGCCTTCTGTAAATTGAAACTTGCATTCATCGTTGCTGCTTTCAGAAAGTCTCAATGCACTTGTTGGCACTTGAATATCTGTTTTTTCATTCATTGGCATCTTCCTGTTCTTCAGATAACCCTAAACTTTCCCGAATTTCTAACCTGCTTTTTTCCTCATATGCTTTTTGTTTTTGGATTTCAAGCCAATCACGGCCTTGAGAGGCTGCCTCTTCTGCGAGCGATGAAACTCCCAAATTCACCGCTTCCCTACTAGCCTGAGCCTCTTTAAGGGGGTCTACCCATGCCCATCCCGGCGGCACCCATCGACATTTCGTTAATTCATATCGGTATTTATCAAAATCAACATGAGGTATAAACCCCCGTAGCCAAGCCTCTTCAATTAGCATTTCGTAAACTGGTCTACACAATCTACTAATTAAATATTCTTGATACCGTTTAAACATCCTTCTGGATTCCAAAAGGGCTGCCCTAGCAGAACTGTAATTAGTTTTGCTAAAGTCATTAGTTACCAATTCCAGAGGTAACCCTAAACTTGCACCAATAGCCCTTAAATTCCGTTCAACAAAAGGATCAAAGGTGTTTCCTGTATTATTGGGATTCCCAAATTGCACAGATTCCCCCGGTGAAAGGTATTCCACAAGACCGGGCTCTAAAGAATTGATACGGCGGCTATTTTGCGTTGCCTCGCTTCTCTGTAATGCACTTTGGTAAGGATCGTCAGAAGTTACGATCATGCTAAAACATGCAGAAACCCGTTCTTTTATTAGTGTTGCCTCCAAAAATGATGACAAATCACGGAAGGTTGCCAAACTTGGACTAAGTAAGGGTTCGCCCCTAGTTTGTCCGGGTCTTCTCTTGTTCATTAAATGGATTACGTTTTGCCTGCCATTGGAATTCTTTGCTGGGTACCGTTTCCACTTACGTTTGTAATTTCGCTCATAAATACCATCACCGGGATGCGATGTCCGAATCCAGTATGCTATCGGTTCACCCCTTTTTCCTAACTCAATACCGCTACGTAAATTAGAATTTTTATTATTCGGTTTGTCGGCATTGTTTTTACTTTCGCATCGGTCTGCCTCTATAATTTCTAATGCTAACCCAAAATCCCTTGATCTATCTTCAATCATTGTAGGCAATACAAATACTTCACCATTGGTAAAAATCTGCTTCATTATCAAGGCTTGCAAGCCATAAAAATCATCATGCTCCGATGCATCCGCTTCCGATATCCATCGATGCCAAACATCCTCACATGCTTTGCGAATCTCCGATGCTTGATCTTCATTTATATTTAAACTATCAGCAGATACCAATGATTGGGGTTTTATTCCATTACCCACTATGTTATCTACGTATGCTTGTTGTATCGAACTGGCATGGGGATCGTNTCTTATCAAATCCCTTGATCGCTCCCTTAAATCTTCCAAATCTGGCAAAAGATCGGCATCAGCGGATCCAGCCGAAGCATTCCAATTTGATCGTGGCCTAGAGTGCGATGCACCACTATAAGCAGTGAATTTATCCTCTACTGCTTTTCTGGCAATTCTTCTATTCAGTGCCCTAAGTGGAGAAAACACGCCAATAAACTTATCAATCGTATCAGAGATTCTATCGGTTAATTTCATATCAGCAATTCTTACCGGAGTTTGTGCCGCTGCCCGGTGTCTGGAAATCAACATAATTTCTTGCTCCACCTTGGGCTGCCGCTTTTTGTTTCAGCAAATCTTTCCGTAATGTTATCAATTCGTTTAGTGAATAACGGTTTACTGATCTCCCGTTTATCTCATATTCCCTAACAGCCCCACCCGCAATAATGGTATCTATTGCTGCATCTAGTGCTGCTATGCGCTCATCAATTGTAGCCATGTTTGAAATTTGCCATTCCTGTTGGAGATGTAAACCTTATATTCCTTAGTTTGGAAACTCGTTTTCAATAGATTTGAATTTCAATTCACATTTTCTGCATTGATGATATCTCAATCTTCCTTTGGTGCCGTAGGATCGCTGCTTTTTGCTACCGCAATTAGGACATCTAACAGGTAAAAATTTTACGGTTGGTCTCCTGAATTCATCTTCTGTTGGTTTTATCCAACCCATTAAATCCACCCGTTTCTTTTCTGCCCCCCAGAAATCCAATTGCTTTTTTTCTCCCTTCCTAACTGATATTGCCTTTCAGATATATCCGGTTCCGCTGGTGCTGTATTTTGTGAATTATTTTCTTCCTCTTGTAATGCGTACACTCCTAGTTGATCTGCTGCCGCTGTTGCGTAAACCTCACAATCTCCCCAGTGATTTTCCCCCCCACCCGGTTTGGGAACCCAAAACGACTTAGATAAACCTGTTTTTTTATCTCGTTTCAATATCTTATGCTCTGCTGTTATTTGCCTTAAATAGTCTTCTTTCGGGTTTCTGTGCAACCGCCATGATCCCGGTTCACCTTCCCCGGCATTCTGTAATCTTACAATTTTGTCTTTATAATGAGATACATCGATATGCCATAACCTGATCGAATTTTTCGCTGCATTCCCCACATAATCTCGATAGATACGCACTGCTTTTATTGGCACCCCGGATATCCGCTGTTGCCCTTTAATCGGTCTTGCAAGGTCTAACCATTCCCTACAAATTGTATAGACTTCATCCGTTCGGTAGCCGGAATCAATAAAGGTGAGCCCTACCCGATGTTTTTTCCGGCCGTCTACCGATTCAAAAGTGTTTTTAAATAGGTAGTTGCATAGGGTTTCAACCGTTTCTATTTTCCCTGCTTGAACTAACCAACTTTTTTCACCGTATCCCCATGCTCTAATTACGTAATAAAAGCAATCCTTTTGCACATCTACACCTGCAGTTAAACAAACTGCCTCATTTGGTACCGTTCCTTCTTCATAGGAATCTGCCTTTGCCGCTAATTTTTCTGGGGAAACCTTCTCTGCAACGTCTTCCCATATATAAGCAAGATATGAATTCACAAAGTTTAATAACAGGTTTACATGATTTTTTGCCCCAAGGAATTTTGCAGCAACATCGCTATAGGTAAGCCAAGGGCTGTAAAGCGCATTTATTCTAAATCCTTTGTGCCTAACTACGGGAGTTTCAAAATTACCTGCTGCATCTATTTCCGATGCTTCTGGCACCCACACACCCAACTTCATCATCCTGTTTTTATCACTGTCTCTAATTTCATGCTCACAGTGTATACATGAATAATAGGCTAATTTTTTTTCCCTGATAATAGCCGGATCACGGATGTCTTCTGGCCATTTGACATTTCGGAATTCTAGCGTTTGATACTTATGGCACCTCGGGCAAGGGACGTGGTATAAGCATTTATCGCTTTTTTCAAATTCTCTCCAAATGTAGCCGTCTCTATCTGTAGGGGTGCTGCATAAAACTATTTTTCTATCGTAGTATGTTCTAGTTCGCTCTATAGCAAGCGATACGGGATCCGCTTCCTGTTTCGCCCTTGATGACCCAGCAAACGATGGGTATTTGTCTATTTCATCGCAGAAAAGGTATCTGACTGGTCTTGATGATAAATCCGCTGGAGAATTAGCACCTGCAAAATACAAAATGGAACCATCGAACCGTATTTCCTTATTGCGGTTGTCGGTTTTTTTATTGCTTAAATGCTCAGATAATTTAGGTGACGCTTTCAGCATCGGCATCACTCGTTTTGTAGACATATAAAGACAGTCATCATCCCGTGGCATCACCAGTAACGCAGGTCCGCTGTCCTGATCTATACTATAGGCTAAGCAATTGAGCAGTGATTCCGTCTTCCCAATTTGCGTGCTGCTGCATATGGTAATTTGCTCGATAGCAGGATCGGAAAATGCATCCATCACCCCTTTTAAATGTGGGGTCCTTGCCGTAGACCATGCTCCCGATTCGGCACTGCTCAGGCTATCGAGAATCCGATATTTGTCTGCCCATTCAGATACAGACAGATCCTCAGCGGGTCTCCAAGCGGTTTTTTCTGCTTTTGACCATTTGATGTTGCTCAAATTCCCCAACCCGGAAAATTCCCCATTTGTTAACCCCGTACATTCATTAAAGTAACGGATGCTGCCCAAAACCACAAAAAAAACTTAAAAAAACCGGGTTTCCCCCTTGCGCCGGGTGCCGATTGCGGTATTATGTGTTTATCAGGTTGAGGAACAGTTCTTCAGCCTTCAAAACGAAGGGAGCGAAAATGTTGAATATCACTTCTTACCTCGACAAATCAGCGGCACCCGCCAAAGAGGCGTTAATCAAATCATATCTTCTTTTAGCCGAGGAAAAGATCGTTGAAATGATCCAAACGGGAACGCCAATGATGGAGACCGATACTCAAGAGCAGTTCGAAAAATTGCTCAAAGAAGTTCGCATGTACAGCATCGCTTCATTCGTCTTCACTTGTCCCGAGTTCGTTGAGAAGGTTAAAGCCGAAGTCGAAGGAAACCGCATGTCCATTTACGGTCGCTCTATCGTGGAATACAAGAACGCTCGTGACGCTTGGTTTTCTTCCCGCAAGGAGTTCTTCAACAACGTCAAAGAGAACAATCGCACCGTCGGCTACAAAGCCAAGTCTCAAGAGCAACTTAATGAGCAAGCAGTCAAGTACGCCAATGACACTTGGGCAGTATGGATTAAGAAAATGACCGTAAAACTTGACGGCATGAACATCGTTGCTCTTGAGACCCTCGGTAATGATCCCTTAAACAATACAATGATTGCGGAGTGTCTAAACGGTCTCCGCTTCACCGTGAACAACTCTATCGAGTTGGTCATCAATGACAAAGGAACCATCTTCAATCGCTTCCCTTGTCGATTCAGCGTCCCAATGGTTAACGGGAAGAAGATCAAAGGAGCATCTTCCCAAGTAGCAATCAAAGAACTTGCCGTCTTTTTGGTTCCGATGCAACCACGATGCCTAACTTGAAAAACAACGCCGGGGGGGATTCCCCTCCCGGCAAAAGAAGGGCAGGAAACAATGATTTTACTCTGTTTTTTTTGCTTACTCTGTTGCATCTGCATTTGTGCTTATCAAGGTTATGATACCACTACGGATAACGTTGATAAATTCATTGGTACCATGACTTGGGGCATTAATATTTTACTGTCTTACATATGCTATCATGCATAACCTAGGATACTAAAAAAGGGCACCCCTTCCCGTTAAGGAAGAGGCACCCAAAAGGCAGTTAGGAAACCTTTAAATCATAAGGAAAGATAGGGAAAATGAAACACAAAACCAAAGATTTATACACTGCATCTGAGGTTGCCAAGATCCTCAATTGCAATGTTCGATGGATTCGCAGACTGTGTGAAGATGACCGATTGGGATTCTTACTGGGGAATCGTTGGGTTATCACTAAAAAGGAAGTGGATACATACAAAACAACTGGGAAACCCCCAAAGGTTAGAACCCGTGTTTAATCGTTTGCCTAATAAATCTTATGTTCCCGGATCAAAAGAAAATAGAAATTTTTGCCAGATCTCCTCACCCCGGTTGGGATTCTTGGGGCAATGAAATTTAAGCATCTTCATGCCCCAAGAATCTCTTAACCATTTCTATTAGGAACCGGGTTCCATAACTACTCCGTGCATTATTCCATGCCCAAATTACTACCCTACAATTTACCGCTGTATAACCCTCATCCAAGTTTCTCCGGTCTATGGATGGAGCAAGTTTATTTTTCCCACCCCCAACCACTAAATCAAACTTCATTCCGGTTTCTTGGCAATAACCCTTTTTTAATCGGTCTATGATCCATTTTTTTGTTAGTGTGCATTCCAAATTTTTCTTTTTTGCTCTTGTTCTTGCACTTTTTAACAACTCTGTTGCCCTTCCTTCAACGGTTGCTAATCGCTTTTCCCTTAACTCTCTTTCTTTTGCCTTTGGTCGTGGTCTCTTCTTATATCTTGCCCTTTGTCTAGCGAGTATTTTTTCCCGGTTTTTACGGTAATAGGCAGAATACCTCTTTGCCGTACATGATCTGCATTCGGATTGCTTGCGGTTGCTACCTTTTTTATGAAATTCGCTAATATGCAGGTACTCCATACACACTCTACACCGAATTACATCCTTCCAATCGCTTAGATCATTCAATTACCTTTTCTTCTGTGGTACCACTGGTACACACCAAATCAATTGCGTTTAGATTGGGTGCATAAAAGCAAAGTCTGTTTTTATCAAAAACCCACCCTGTAGGTACTTGGTTTGCATCCGCCAATCCGGAAACATAAGCGTTGAATTGTGCTTCCAAATCAGATATTTGCTTTATATGTTCTTGTACTTTTTTCTTGATCTCTTCCGGTAGATCTAACAATTCTTCTGGTGGTTCTTCTGTCATTTTTATCCCTATTAAAATGCTACTTGATTATCAAATTCTTCCGATTGTTGCAGGTTTTTGCCATATTTTTCCACAAAATGAACCTTATTCGCAACAATTCCTAATTTGGTTCTATTGGCACCAGTTTCTTTATCTTGCCAAGAATCTTGCTTTAATCTTCCATCTACAACAACCTTGCTTCCTTTGCCTAAATATTCAGCACAAGTTTCCCCTTGCTTGCCCCAAACAGTGACATCCACAAAAACGGTTTCCTGCAATTTCTCGTCGCTGTCTTTCTTTGTATAACTCCTATTATTAGCAACTGTAAAAGTTGTTACTGGTGTCCCTGTACTGGTTTTATTTATCTCTGGGGTTTTTGTCAAATTCCCAGCAATAAAAATGCTATTCAGTTCCATTTGATTTCCATTCTATCCGCTGATGCTGGCTAAGTGTGCCCTTGGCACATCTGCCATAGTCATCGGGTTCTGTATTACAAAATACATCGCCTATCCATCTACCGTATTTTCCTTTTCTGTAGGTTTCTACAAAAAATGGTCCTGAATTAACTTTAAAATATTCTTCCGCTTTTGCCTTAAATTTTAACCCTTCTTCTGCTGTTTCCCCTCTTGGCTCAGGGGCATCAAAACCATCCAACCTTACAATTATTTCTGTCTTTATTTTGAACCCAAGATCAACATCTAAAACCAGAGTATCGCCATCGATCACCCGATGAATTGTGCATGGGTAAATAAACTGATGTTCATAAAACAAAAAATACCTGTTTTCACTCATTATTAAAAAACCCCCAAACCAATTCTAGGGCTTGGGGGGACCGATACCCCCATAGCCGCACCATTAGGGTAAAGTGCCGCTTGACACCCGGCATCAGTTTTCACATATTATGCTTAACAAACCGAAAATTAAAAACAATGTTAAGAAAAAAACTATTAGCCGAATTACCCACCTATCTAGCATTTCCCTTACTGCTTGCTGTTCTTCTGGTTCCAAGAATTGCCTAACTTTCATTAGATTTTAGATCAATGACAATATCGTCATCGTCAGGCAATTTTATCCATTTGTTTTTTTTCTTCAAATAAACCGCCGTGATCCTGCCTTTAACCCTTTTTATTTTTAGTGGCAATTCCCATAGGACTATATCAGATGGCTTTTTTATTATTTTCTCCACTTGTCCCTACTTATTTTTTTAATCACTCCAAAAGGTATACAATTAAGGTTTCCCCATGTATCCGGATCGCTGGTACACCAAGTGCTAGCAATTGTGATGTGGGTTTTGGTTTTTGAGACCACCCTTGCGGCAGTAACCATTTCTAAGGGTTTCATTTCTTTTGCTTCTTTTTTGGAAACCCATGCTGAATCGTGGCCAACGATATCTACCCAATAGAGGATGATGAAATCACCCACTTTTAAAGATTGATATCTCTGCTGTAATTCCGGCAAATTCTCACCGTTTCTTGTGTTATTTCGGTTTCAATTTCTCTAGGTGCCAAACCTTCTAATCTGGGGGCTAGTCTCTTCCCAAGTGATATTAACTGCTTTTTTACTTCCCTTACCCTATCGGCAAACATTTTTTCCATATCTTCCCGATCGACTAATTCCCCTTTTAATTTTTTTACAGAAATCGTTTCCTTTATTGCTTTGTATTTCCTGTAGACATTGGACCAATCCTTTTCCGCTTCCAATTCTTTATCAAAATCATCACCTTTCGCTTCTTTTGGCTTTTCGAAATCCCTTGTCTGGAAATCCATTTTCTTTCTGGATTTCCTTAAATTGTTACTTTTCGTTTTTTTTGTCCCATGCCAAGACCTCTTCTACATCAAAGGTATCATCGAATTGGCGCAATTTTTCCAATCCCCATTTGCGCCATCGATAAATCGTCGGGAGCGAAACCCCGCAGGATTTTGCTAGGTCTTGAAAAGTTGAAGGTTTCTCAGGATTCACCGGAATTCTTTCTATTCGTGGTACTGTTTGAATCTTCAAAATTGCCCCTTTTGCCCAGAAGGGCCATAAATGCCCCCTAGGGGCTTGCAAATTCATCCCATACCACGGCATGCGGTAACCGCTGTACGTGCCCCTGTGCCCCATTGTCATGCTTGAAAACCGCTCTGAAATTCTTTCTAGATCCGGCGGGACCGCTAAAC